GACGAGATGACCGAGTACCGCCCGGATACAGAAAGACTTCTGTGGGGCTTGGGACTATCAGGCAACGCCTTCCGTAAGGTCTACTTCGACCCCGGTTTAAACAGGCAAACAGCTATCTTTGTTCCAGCAGAGGATGTTGTTGTCCCTTACGGCGCTTCTAATATAGAGACATCCCCTCGCGTCACTCATGTCATGAGAAAGACCGAGAACGAAGTCAGAAGACTTCAAGTCATGGGGTTCTATGCTGATATTGACTTGGGAGAACCCAACAACACGTTAGATGAGGTTGAGAAGAAGATTGCCGAAAAGATGGGATTTCGGGCCACATCAGACGATAGATACAAGCTGCTTGAGATTCAGGTAAATCTGGATATTCCCGGCTTGGAACATGAGGATGATGAAGGAGAACCCACCGGATTAGCATTGCCTTACCTTATCACTATTGAGAAAGGCAGTAACAAATGTCTTGCCATTCGCAGGAATTGGGAAGAAGGTGATGAGACGCATAAGAAACGTCAACACTTCGTCCATTATGGGTACATTCCCGGTTTTGGATTTTATTGTTTTGGTCTTATTCATCTTATTGGGGCTTTCGCCAAGTCTGGCACTTCTATCATTCGACAACTGGTTGACGCCGGAACTCTTGCTAATCTGCCCGGAGGCTTTAAAACAAGAGGAATGCGGGTCAAAGGTGACGACACACCAATCGCCCCAGCAGAGTTTAGAGACGTAGATGTTCCTTCAGGGGCAATCAAAGACAACTTAATGTTGTTGCCCTATAAGGAGCCAAGTCAGGTCCTTCTAACGCTCTTAAATCAGATTGTTGAAGACGGACGTAGGTTTGCTAACACCGCAGACCTGCAAGCCTCTGACATGTCTGCCAACGCCCCTGTAGGGACAACGCTGGCTATCCTAGAGCGTACCCTAAAGGTAATGAGTGCGGTGCAAGCCCGTATTCATTACTCCATGAAGCAAGAGCTTCGTCTGCTTAAAAACATCATTGCAGACTATACGCCCGAAGAGTATGAGTATCAGCCCGTAGAGGGAGACAGGAAGGCAAAGAAGTCTGACTATGAGATGGTGGATGTCATCCCCGTATCAGACCCAAACGCCGCAACTCTTTCTCAAAAGGTTGTTCAATATCAGGCAGTCATGCAACTTGCACAGCAAGCGCCTCAGTTGTATGACCTAGCGTACTTGCATAGGCAAATGCTTGATGTTTTAAGTATTCCAAATGCAGACAAATTAGTTGCATTGGAAGATGACCAAAAGCCAATGGACCCAATGTCTGAAAACATTCAGGCAATGAAGGGCAAACCTCTAAAAGCGTTTATCTATCAGGACCAAGACGCACATATTGCAGCGCATCAAGCGTTTATGCAAAACCCAATTGTTGCTCAAACCATTGGTCAAAACCCGCAAGCCAACATGATTATGGCTTCTCTACAGGCGCACATTGCAGACCATCTTGGATTCTCTTACAGAGCTAAGTTAGAGAAACAAATGGGCGTCACGATGCCCGCTCCAGAGAAAGAACTGCCAAAAGAGTTGGAAGTTGAACTTTCCAAGCTTATCGCTGTTGCATCGCAACAATTGCTTCAGGCAGACAAAGCTCAAGCCGCGCAGCAGCAAGCGCAACAACAAGCTCAAGACCCCCTTATTCAGATGCAACAAGCTGAAATCCAACAGAAAGGGCAAGAGATTCAAAGGAAGGCAGCAAAAGACCAAGTTGACGCCCAAATCAAGGGGCAACAGCTACAGATTGAAAGAGAAAGAATCCAGCAACAAGCGCAAACAGACGCTATGCGTATCGAAGCGCAAACAGAACAGGCCAGAATCAGAAGTGAAAATGACCACGACCTTGAAAGAACCCGCTTAGGGGTTCAAACGGCTATTGAACAAGCCAGATTACGCAAAGGTCAGCCATGATTGATAAGTACCTACGTCTTCTTACCAAACAGATAGACGACAAAGTTGAAATTCTGCGTGAAGCCGCCGGTAACGGGTCGGCTAGGGACTACGCAGAATACAGAGAGATGGTCGGTGTGATTAAAGGTCTGCACACCGCTCGTTTAAACGTCCTAGACCTACTTGATAAGCTTGAGGAACCTGATGACTAAACTCGTATTGGCAACTGAAAACGGCGAAGTCCCTGAAAACGCCGAAGACAAAGCCAAACAACTCCCCCAACCAGCCGGATATCACATCCTTTGTGCCGTCCCAGAGGTCGAAGAGGAGTTTGAAAACGGACTTATTAAGTCCTCGCAGACCGTTCACTACGAAGAACTGCTAACTACAGTGCTTTTTGTGGTGGCTTTGGGTCCAGACGCATACAAAGACCCCAAAAAGTTCCCCTCTGGTCCTTGGTGCAAGCAGGGAGACTTCGTTCTAGTACGTCCAAACGCAGGTTCTAGGCTGGTAATCCACGGCAAAGAGTTCCGTTTGATTAACGACGACACCATTGAAGCTGTTGTGGATGACCCGCGCGGCATCAAACGTAAATAAGGAGCTAGAAATGGCTGAATTTGAGAAAGAAGAGTTTAAATTCCCCGATGAAATCGAGTCTGAGGTCACAAACGAGGCCGAAGACGACGACATTGAGGTGGAAGTTGAAGACGACACCCCGGAAAAGGACAAAAACCGGGAACCTTTGCCCAAAAAGGTAGCAGAAGACCTCTATAACGACGAGTTAGAGGACTACTCAGCTAAGGTAAAGGGCAAATTAGTCGCCCTAAAGAGGCTTGCACACGACGAAAGACGCGAAAAAGAGCGTGTTTTGCGTGAAAACCAAGAGGCTACAGCCCTTGCAAAGCGCCTATTTGAAGAGAATAAACGCCTAAAAACCTCTCTAAATGACACTGAAAAGGTCACTCATTCGACCATTTCAAGGGCGGTAGAGCTTGAATTAGAGAAGGCAAAGACTTCCTATAAAGAGGCATATGAGTCTGGTGATACAGACAAAATCCTTGAAGCTCAATTGGAATTGAATCGACTTTCCAATGACAATGAGCGAGTTAAAAACTATAGACCAACCCCTTTACAAGAGGAAGAATTTCATGTTCCAATAGAGGAACAGAGGCCAAAGGTTGACCCTACTGCTGTTCGCTGGCAAAAACAGAATCAGTGGTTTGGTCAAGATAAGGTGATGACGGGCATGGCATTAGCCTTGCACGAAGCACTGAAAGACGAAGGTATCGTTGTGGCTTCTGACGAATACTACAAACGCATTGACCAAACAATGCGACAGAGGTTCCCTGAGAAGTTTCCCAAGGCACCTTCCAAAAGCTCGATTGTGGCTCCCGCAACTCGTAGCACATCCTCTAAGCGTATTGCTTTGAAGACTTCACAGGTCAACATTGCTAAAAAGCTTGGAATCACTCCTGAGCAGTACGCTCGGGAAGTCTTAAAACTGGAGTCATAAAATGGCTGACCGTACACCTCGTGTTCTTGAAACCCGCGCAGTTGAAGCCCGTCCTGAGTTCTGGCGTCCACCAGAGCTTCTACCGGAACCGGATAAACAAGCTGGGTACACCTATCGTTGGGTTAGGGTTTCTCTTAATGGCAATGCTGACCCTCGCAACGTTTCCTCGAAACTTCGGGAAGGTTGGGAGCCAGTAAAGCTAGAAGAGCAGCCACAGTTTCAAATGCTTGTTGACCCTAACAGTCGATTCAAAGACAACGTTGAGGTTGGTGGGCTGTTGCTCTGTAAGATTCCTGAAGAGTTTATGAAACAACGTGCGGCATATTTCGACGAAATGTCTCGTAAACAGACGGAATCAGTAGACAACAATCTTATGCGCCAGAGTGACCCAAGGATGCCTATCTTCAATGAAAGACGCTCCACGGTAAGCTTCGGCAAAGGCAGTTAATTTTTAATGGAGCTTTAAATGGCTTACCCTGTTATTAGTTCTCCCTACGGCCTAGTTGCCGTAAATGAGTTCGGTGGGTTGGTGTATGCGGGTTCCACCCGTATGTATCCGATTGCCACTGGATACTCGACCAGTCTCTTCAATGGTCAAACCGTTAAGCTTTCTAACGGCACAATCATTGCTGACAACTACAGCGCAGCATCCTCGCCAACGACTCCTATTGCTGGAACGATTGGTGTGTTTGTTGGCTGTCAGTATGTCAACAGCATGTCGCAGACCATCCAGAGCCAGTATTGGCCTGCGAGTACGGTCTCCAACTATGCAGTTGGCTATGTTATTGACGACCCCCGCACGGTGTTTAAAGCCGCTGTAACGGGTCAGGGCACCTCGTTGGCAAACACGGCTAACACGACCATTGGTTATGTTAACCCTTCGTTTGTTGGTACTAACATGTACACCCTGACGGGTAACGGTGGTTCAACGACCAATGGTAATTCGTACCTTGCCCTAACCGGCGGTGCGGTTTCCAACGGTACTGGTAACACCCGTGTTACCGCCGCTGCTCCGTGGCGTGTTGTTGGTGTTGTTCAAGAGAGTGCTGTTACGGTTCAGGCTGTTGCATCAACCTCTGGTTCGTCCACCACCCTCACGTTGGCTTCTGCTAACTCGTCGATTCTTGCAGGTATGCAGGTTATCGCCGCAGGTACTGGTGCCGCTCAAGGTAACTACATCACGGTTACCAACGTAAACGGTACGACCCTCACGGTCAGCAGTGCCATCACCGTTGCTTCTGGTACGGTTTGTTCGTTTATTGGGTTCCCAGAAGTTCTGGTGACTTGGAACGGCAACTTCCATTCCATGAACAACACGACCGGCGTCTAAGGAGTAAATCATGGCTATTTCACGCGCCCAGCTACTCAAAGAGTTGCTTCCCGGCCTGAACGCTCTGTTCGGTCTTGAGTATTCCCGCTACGGCGAGGAGCACAAAGAGATTTACGAAACGGAAACTTCAGAGCGTTCCTTTGAAGAAGAAACCAAGCTGTCTGGTTTCTCTGCTGCACCAGTCAAAAACGAAGGCCAAGCCATCGCTTATGACAATGCACAGGAAGCATGGACTGCACGGTACAACCACGAAACCATCGCTCTTGGCTTTAGCCTGACCGAAGAAGCAATCGAAGATAACCTCTACGATTCGCTGTCGGCTCGTTACACCAAGGGTCTGGCTCGTGCAATGGCTTACACCAAACAGGTGAAAGCTGCTGCTGTTCTGAACAACGGCTTTAACTCTGCCTATACCGGCGGTGATGGAGTTTCGTTGTTTAGCACCGCGCATCCGCTGGTTTCTGGTGGCACCAACAGCAACACGCCTTCGACTCAGGTTGACCTGAATGAAACTTCGTTGGAAAACGCAGTTATTCAGATTGCAGCTTGGACCGACGAACGTGGTCTGTTGATTGCAGCCAAGCCCCGTAAGTTGATTGTTCCTCCATCGCTCCAGTTCGTTGCAACTCGTTTGCTCGAAACTGAACTGCGTGTTGGAACGACCGACAACGATGTGAACGCTCTGAAGAACAATGGTTCTATCCCTGAAGGGTATACCATTAACCACTTCTTGACGGACACCAACGCTTGGTTCCTCACGACCGATGTACCTAACGGTATGAAGCACTTTGTCCGTACCCCGCTGCAAAACAGCATGGACGGCGACTTCGATACCGGCAACGTGCGTTATAAGTCCCGCGAACGTTATTCGTTCGGCTGGTCTGACCCGCTCGGTATGTTTGCTTCATCTGGCTCAAGCTGATGATAAGAAAGGGGAGCTTAGGCTCCCTTTTCTTTTGTTTGCAAACTATGTAAAACAGTGATATAAAGTTTAAACCTAGACCACACCATCCGTTGACTGACTAGGCAGACTTTCCTCAAAAGACAACGGATGCAGAATTGAGGATTTTATTATGGGTTTCGCTTCCCATCTTGGACCGTGGCTGCTTGGCACTAACAAGTACACCACTGGCACGACCGCTGGCACGATTCAGAACATGGGCGCAACTGTTGTTGCCCAAACTGACAATACGACTGTTGCTGATACCACCGCAACTTTTGCGTTTTGTATCCCTGCCGGTGCTCAGATTCTTGAGTTTGTTGTCGACATCACGACCGCTTATGCTGGTACGACGGGTAACACCATTACCATTCAAACTGCTGCTGGCGATTCGCTGGCTACGGTTGGTGGTGCAACCACGACCCCTCTAGCTGTTGGACGCGCAACCGTTGCGTACACGGGCGCTCAAGTCGGCACGATGCTCAACGTCGGTTCTACGGACCTGATTGTTAACGTTATCTACGCTTGTGCTGGTACTGCCAGCGGTGGAGCCGCAACGATTACTTGTCTGTACGTTGTG